ATGGATTGGTCTTCGGACATGATCTTTGGGACGATATCATCAACTCCCCAAAGCCGTTCACTGTGGAGACGCCTATTGTTGGTCTCAATCGTCTAATCTATGGTCTTCGCCTTGGCGAGATGATTACATTTACTGCCGATCCTAAGATCGGTAAGACGACTATACTTAAAACAATTGAGTACGCGTTAATCAAGAACCCTGAACTTCAGGAGAAGAACTATGGCATCGGGTTCATGCATTTGGAAGAACCTAAGAAAGACCTTGCAGTCGGTCTTATGGGACTTCACGTTGGCAAACGCCTCAATCTCCCAGATACACCGACTTCTGAGCAAGAACTCCGGAAAGCGTTTGATGAAGTTATTAATACCCCTAGGGTCGTCATTTGGGACCACTTCGGGAGCAATAGTGTCGAGGCCGTCGCCAACAAAATTCGTCACATGGTGGCGCTCGGATGCAAATATATTGTTCTCGACCACTTTTCAATGCTTGCCTCTGACATGGCCGATGACGAAAGGAAGAAGCTAGATGAAATCGCAACGCGACTTAAAACTCTTACTGTCGAGCTTGATATCTGCCTTATCGGGGTCATACACCAAAATCGCCAAGGGCAGATACGTGGAACCGCAGCCTTTGAGCAACTGTCTAATATTGTCATTAGGCTCGAACGGGATAAGCTTGATAAAGATGCATGGCGGCGAAATGTCATGGTCGTTACTGTCACAGAGAACAGATTTTCAGGACGAACGGGACCAGCTGCGTATCTGTTTTACGATGACACGACAGGAATGTTCGTTGAGCTGGACGAGGAAGCGGCCCAGAAATACGAAGAAGGAAGGAGCATAAATGACGCAGATATTCCGTTCTGAACAGCGTTACGCACTAAGGAACCTAGACTATGACGGTAAGGGGGGTGTGCATTACATGGGGGCTCAGTTCAACCGTGAAAACAATCCTGCGGATATGCGGACGTTTAAAACAGAAGCTAATGCGAAAGCTACCAATGAGTTCAAATATTACAACTACGAGGTAGTTCCTGTGGTGGTCACAATTGAAGTATCTTGAGGCGGATAAGAATTTTTGGGCATGTGATATCGAGGCGGATGACCTTCTCGAAAAAGCTACCCGCGTGTGGTGTTGCTGTGTCGAGAACATAGAGACAGGAGAGAAACATGCGTTTACGAATAAAGAAGATTTTCTGGCGTGGTGTGAGCCTGAGTTTACTCTTGTCGGGCATAATTTCATTGCTTATGATCTTCCGATGCTCAATCGTTTTTGGTTGGCTAAGCTTCCAGTTAGCCGTTGCATCGATACCTTTGTACTTAGTCAGCTTTATAACCCTAGCTTCTCTGGCGGGCATAGTCTGGGAGCATGGGGACATAGATTGAGATTTCCTAAAGGAGAATTCAATGGCTTCACGAAGTTGTCTGAAGAAATGCTGGAATATTGCGCCCGTGATACTTCCCTCACTCGTCTTCTTTACCAGCGTCTTAGTTCTCGTATGCGTAGTGTTGGTTTTACAGAAGTGGGGTGTGAACTTGAACACTTGTCTTGGAACATAATCCAGAACAAGCAACGGAGGCATGGCTTCCCATTTGATAAGAAGAAAGCAGAGGAATTGTATGCCACTCTCAGAGGCCGCGAGGAACAGCTTAAACAGAGAATTTATACGCTGTGGCCCCCACAGTTACTTGTCGTTGCAGAGTATCCAAAATCCCGTAAGCAGAATGGAGAGCGAACTGCGAATTATCTCCGCCACAGCGGGCAGTATCCTAAGCTCGAAGACACTCCGGAAGGAGGCTATCGATGCTATGATTACGTCTCTTTCAACCTTGGATCACCAAAGCAGAGAGTTGAAAAGCTTCTTGAGCTCGGCTGGACGCCTACTCAATGGACCATCGACAAAGTAACGAAGGAGAAGAAAAATCCTAAGATTGATGAAGAAAGTATTCTCGCATTCGCAGAAGAGTGTGGAAGAGAAGAAGTCTCTTGTCTTGCGAAGTGGCTTGTCGTTAATTCGCGGGCTAACATGGTACGGACGTGGCTTGATGCGTTGGATGAAGACACTGGTTGTATTCATGGGCGACTGTTTATTGCTAGCACTCTTCGGTATCGGCACAGTAATCCTAATAGCGCAAATATTCCGGCGGTAAAGACGGATAAAGAAGGGAAGGCCATTTATGGCGAAGCTGGCACTTGGGCCTATGAGTGTCGAGACTTATTTTACACGGGTGATCCAACCAAGTATTCATTGGTCGGAGTTGACGCTAAAGGTATTCAACTTAGAGTTCTCGCTAATTACGCGTATTCAGAAGAGTTTGTCAGTAACGTTTTGGCTGGTGATCCGCACACGAACAATATTAAAAACCTCGGTCTGGCAAATAAAGCTGCCGCGAAGAAGTTCCTTTACACCACCCTCATGGGCGGCGGGGGTGCTAAACTGGCTGCGGATCAAGCTCAGTTCGGGACGAAGCTAACAGAAAGAGAAGGCAATGCGCTTAAGCAGAGGCTTATTGACAGCGTTCCCGGCTTTAGAGAACTCATTGAACGCCTTCAGCAAGAGCTGGAGAGAACAGGACGGATCAGGCTGTGTGACGGGACTCCTATTCTGGTCCCTAGTCCTCATATGGTCATTCCATATCTACTACAAGGTGATGAGTCTCGTATCATGAAGAAAGCCAGCATTTTGCTGGATAGAGAGATTAGAAGGGAGAAGATTGATGCGTGGAAGGTCGCGGACATTCACGACGAGTGGCAATTCGTTGTCCGCACAAGTCTCCTTGATGAATTTGTCCCTAAGGCGTTGGGGTGCTTCCCCGAAGCAGGGAAGTTCTTCAATTACAAAGTGCCAATTGAAGGCGACGCAAAGGTAGGTAAGACATGGGCAGAGACACACTAATTGAGATTAGAATTCCGAAGGATAAATGGGCACTAGCCGATCCTTTGTTGATTTCGATTTATTGGAAGCTGGTCGCGGCAGGACTTAAATGTTCTGTTTCCCACAGAAAAACAAGACGAACTAATGTAACGCAAATAAAGCTTGACAAGGAGCGCCAAAAATGCTAAAATAGTCTTAGAAAGGAAGGGAATGTTAGAATTAAACTCGTTGAAAGGCGCAGCAAGCGCTGAGTGGCGACTTAATCAAACGGAGAGGTATCTAGTTAATGCCGCTCGGTGCCGGGCAAAGAAGCGTGGATTAGAATTTACTATCACGCACCGGGACATTGAAATTCCTTCTACATGCCCCCTGCTAGGTATCCCGATTGAGCTTGGGGTTGGAACGGGGCATTCTAACAGAGCATCACCTTCGCTAGATCGAATTGATAACTCATTGGGTTATACCAAAGATAATGTATGGGTTATCTCTAGACTAGCGAATACTATGAAAAACTCTGCTAGCATTGAAGAACTTCTAGCTTTTAGTAAAAATGTTCTTCAATACTTTGGATAATTGTATAGAAAAGGATATAGATAATTGGCAAGTGGTAATACTAAAACTTTCGTTCTTCGTGGCACCCTGCATTGGGCTAAGGTCCTCGGCAAGCCGCGCCTGAACGAGTACTCCGGTGTCAACGAGTGGAGTGTCGATCTCACCCCGTCGCCTGAAGGTGTTAAGAGCCTTGAGGATATCGGGATTTCTGATCGTCTGAAGACACCGAAGGGTAAGGATACGCGAACTGACCGTTATCTCACTTTCCGTCAAAAGGAAAAGAATAAGGAAGGTGATCTTAATCAGCCTATTCGTATCCAAGACATTGAGGGCAATGCGTGGCCTCAGAACAAACTTATCGGCAACGGCACTACTGCTGACGTCAAGTTCATTGTCCGGGACTACGGCAAGGGTAAGCCGAAGGGAGTTTATATTCAGGCTATCCGCGTCCTAGATCATGTCCCGTATCAGTCTGCTGACTTTGCTCCATTGGATAGCGATGACGAGTTCTTTGCTGGTATCGATGAAGTCACTGCCGGTCCTGCAGTATTCGACACTGATTTGGACGACGACGTTCCGTTTTAAGAGGTTAGCCATTGCAGTAATGGATTGGGGCTATCCCGGTCGGCCTCGGCAATGGTGAGGTGCCGCACTACCGAAGTGCGGAGGCTGTGGGTCTGGCGCAAGCCCACACTCAATGCAGGGTGGACGCACCCATTGCGCCCCTTTTTAAGGAGAGAGTGAATGCTAAGTATTCGTGAAGCAATCCTGAATGAGATTACCAACGAACGACTTTATCAGGAAGAGAAGTGGGGAAATACTACAGATGACACTGTAAATACCCCGAATGATTTTGTTTCGTACATTGGTGCGTACTCGACTAAGTGGTTTCCCGGCGGCTTCCCTCCGTACACAGAAGAGACGGTGGCTAACTTTCGGAAGAGCATGATGAAGGTTGCAGCCCTTGCTGTTGCAGCAGTCGAGAGCGTTGATCGTCAGCAAGCTGCTAATGGTCGCACGTTCTATCAAGAGGAGAATGAGCTTGTTTAAGTTTTTCAAGGGTTGGTTTGTTAATACGTCAACGAAGGAGAATGATACTATGAAGGCTTTTATCGTGAATACTGCGAATGGTCGTGTGGCTCTGAAGGAGCTGTCCACGGGTGCAACGATTACGACCTATGCACGTACCCGTGATGCGAAGCGTGGAGCGACCCGCCGTGGCCTCACTCTCATCGAGGCGTGAGCTAGAACTCCTACGCACGGCAATCAAATTACAACTAATAACTCTAAAGGAAATACATAATATGGCTGAAGATTTTTCCCGTTTGTCTGCTGACGTCGATGCTCTCATTGCCGCTATTGCGGATGTAGCTAATGCTCTCCGTGATCCGGCTGTGGACAAGGCCAATCAGGATATCATTGACGGGCTTGCTACCAAGCTCGAAGGCGGTCTTGCCGCTCTGAAGGGCATTGAGCAGCCTGCGGTTCCGGTTGCTGTTTCCAGCGACCCTGTTGCTGACCCTGCGACGGGTGGTGACACTGTTGTTGAACAGCCCGCCCCGACTACGGACGGTAGCGCCGAAGCTTAAAGGAAATTAAAATGGCAGAATTGAAGTTCAGTGATATTTCGACCGAAGAGTTTCGGGAATATGAGTATCCGGACATGACTATCCGTATTGACAATCCGAAGGAGCTGAACGTCTCCCGTTCTGGCGGTCATCGGGTCTTGGATGGCGAAGGCATCAGCCACTATCTTCCGGCAGGGTGGCGACACCTTCGTTGGAAGGCTGAACCGGCTTTTAGCTTCTAATGAAAGACCCTCGGACCCTAGGCTCGTCTGCGACGACCGCACGCGATCCTAGATCGCTACCGGAGGATATCTATGCTATTCTCAAGACTAGCACGGATCACGTAGTCTCCGAGGACAATGTTCAGTGGGCAGGAGAGGCATTCAAAGACCTCCTGCGTTCCCGCTTCACTGAGCAGAAGGCTAAGACTGGAGAGGAAGTCCTCCGCTTCTCCAGCCTTGGTAAAAAGGATAGGCAGATTTGGTATGCAGCTAATAGCTCAGAAACTGCTGAAGAACTTTCCCCCAAGACTCTTTTTAAATTTCTCTATGGTGATGTGATTGAAATTCTTCTGCTCTTTCTAGCCAAAGAGTCAGGGCATGAGGTTACACACGAACAACATGAAGTCGAAGTTGACGGAGTTTTTGGACACACAGATGCAATGATCGATGGAATTCCTGTAGATGTTAAGTCTGCGTCTCCTTACTCTTTCGATAAATTTTCTGATGGTTCATTTATGTTTCAGGACCCCTTCGGGTATATCAAACAGCTTTCTGGATATGCTCATGCTCTCAATAAAACTGATCGAGCAGGCTTTCTAGTTGCTGATAAAGTCAATGGTGATATTTGCTTCGCTGAATTAGACAAGTTAACCATTGAAGGTAATCCTCCTTCCCCCAGAATTGAGAAACTCCGTGAAATCATTTCACAAGATACTCCACCTCCCCGGTGTTATGATGACGTTCCGGAGGGAAAATCTGGCAATAGAAAACTTGCTGTTGGGTGTTCATATTGCCCTTTCAAAGATACGTGTTGGTCTGACAGTAATAACGGACAAGGACTTCGGAAATTCTTCTATAGCAGAGGGCCAGTCTGGCTCACTCGAGTCGCCAAAGAGCCTAGGGTAAATGAAGACAAGTAGAGAGTATCATCTTCTTCGTGTTTACGGGATTACACTACAGCAGTATCTTTCTCTCCTGAAGAAGCAAGACGGAAACTGTGCTGTCTGCAAGAGAGATCATAAAGAATTTCCTGTCTCCCTAGCTGTCGATCACGATCACCATTCCGGTGAGATACGTGGCCTCCTCTGCACATACTGCAACCAGCGGGTCATTGGTCGGCACAGAGATCACGAACTCCTACAGCGAGCCGCAGACTATCTTCGCGGACCCTACACAGGCTGGTTCGTTCCTGAGAAGAAAAAGCGTAAGCGAGCAAGTCGCAGATGCAGCTAAAAGAAAAGGAAGAAGCGTGCCAAAACCTAAGATACTTTGTCTTGACATTGAATGGAGACCCGCGAAAGCATATGTCTGGCAACCATGGAAGGAGAACATTCTTCCTGAAAAAATCATTGAAGATGGAGGTCTTCTTTGCGTCGGCTGTAAATGGGTTGGTGAAACAACTGTTCATGTGTTTTCTGAATGGGAGCATGGGCACATTGAAATGCTTGAACGCACTCGTGATATGATTGCCGAGTCAGATGCAATTATTACATTCAACGGTGATCGCTTTGATTTACCGAAGCTTGAGGGTGAGTTTATTCTTCATAACATCTCATTACCTCCTAAAGTTGCCTCAATTGATTTGATTAAAACGGTTAAGAAACTTGGCTACTTTATGAACCGGTTAGCCTTTATCGCCCCTTTTCTCGGAATTGGGGAGAAGATGGGTCACGAGGGAATGTCTCTTTGGATCAAAGTAATGGCAGGAGATGAAGCGGCTCAGCGAAAAATGACGAAATACTGTCAACAAGATGTGCGATTGACTGAGCGGCTGTATTATCGCATTCGTCCGGCTATTCGCAACCATCCTGCACTTCATGGTGTTAATTGTCCTACTTGCGGCTCAAGTAAGTCTCATAGTCGTGGCGATAGGAAGACAAGATTGTTCACAATTCAACGATTACAGTGTCAAGGTTGTGGTCACTGGTTTGATGGTGTGAGAAAGAAGATTTAATGTCACTGACGCGTATTGAGAAAGATAGGATTACTGATTTCTTCGAACCTTGGGAACTGGCTGAGTTCCTGAGGGTTGAGATGGAGG